TTGCTTAAAAAACGTGGACAGATGACTTCTTCTGGAAAGTTAACTGCTAAAGGTGTTAAGCGTAATGAAATGACTGCACGTGAGCGAGCTATTGACAGATCTTCCTCTAAGTCTGGTAGAAATAAAAATGATTATATTTATAATCGCATAACTAATAGTGCAACTTTAAAAAACAAATAAACAAAATGGCAAAAGGAAAAATGATTTCGGAGTATGGCGGTAAGGAGAAGTACTCGTCTAAAAAACAAATGGCAATGCATGAGAAGGGTGAGGGCAAGAAGGTAGAGAAGATGGAGAAGAAGGGCATGATGCCTAAGATGAAGAAGAAGTAGTTGGTATTTTTTCTACAAAACTAAGGGACTTGGCTAAGCCAGGTCTTTTTTTTGTGTATAATACTATGCACAATTACATACTTTTGTGCACAAATGCTATAATATGTATACTTATATTTTAAAGTTTACATGTTATTAAATTATCTAACTTATTGATTATTAATAAGTTAACTTATTCTTTTATGTTAAAGTGTTCAAAGTGTTAAAAGTAATAAGGAATTTTAAAGAAAAATATATAAAGAGATATATATTAATTTATATATAGAGATATACAGACTAAAAAGAAAAAAGCGTGTAATAGTGCACTTCAAAAGTTTATAACTATTTGATTTGTAACAATTTAACTCATGCATACTCACAAATACAAAATCAAAAACTGATTAATATATCCATATTTATACACAAACTTTTTACATTGTACATTTTTTTGTGCATATTTGCATTGTATTTAAAATTATTCATATGGTTGTTCCAAACAAATTTATTAAGTGGCGAGATTCTACGAATTTGCCTATTGGCTCTAAGATAAGGGGGCTTCTTATTTATAAAAATTTTATCTCTAGTTGCGATGGTAGTTTTTATAAGTTACCTAAGGGTGTTTTTTATTCTTGGGTTCGAGATAATGTTGAGGGGATTAAGGAGGGGAAAGATGCCAGAGGCATTTGGTTTATAATTGGGGATCAAATTGATACTGACAGTATAAATTCATTCGATTTTATAAACAAAACTTGCTCTCATTTTAGCGATTGGTTTGAGAATAACTACGAGGGCTTTATGCATAATAAGTTAAGTACTACTGAGCTAAGGACACAGTTTTTAAATGATGCTTGCAATGGTGGTGACTCGATAGAGAAGATTGATAGAAATGTTTATTTGACTAAGCAAATGTTTAACAAGTGGCTAGTGTTAGGAGCAAATAGATTTAATCGTCAATTTATTATTGGCAGAGATTCGCATGGAAAATGGATAATAATAATGTAATCCATTGTTTGGCATATAAATTGTATATATTTTTGTAACAATAAAATTTAGTATAGATGATCGTTAAAAATGTAGAGTCTGGCAAAATTGCTAGAGACAAACTAATTAAAGGTGTAGACACAATAGCCAACGCTGTTGGCTCGACACTTGGTGCAAGAGGGCGGACTGTCCTAATGGAATCAGAGCAACATATAGGTGGAGTTACTGTTACAAAAGATGGAATTTCTGTAAGTAAAGGAATTAACCTAATGGATCCAACCGAGAACCTGGCGGTGATGATCATGAGGGAGGCATCAGAGAAGACTGCCACATCGGCAGGGGATGGGACGACGACAAGCATGGTGCTAGCACAGGCCATTATTCATTCGGCCATGGAGCTAATTGATGAGAAGGACAACCTGACTCATGTGCTACGTGAGATACAAGATTCTTGTAACCAAGTAATGACAGAGCTAGATGCTATGTCGACCGTCATAACAGACAAGGATCTGGAGGCGGTGGCGACAATCTCGGCTAATGGCGATAAAGCGGTGGGGGCCATTATAGCAGATGCGTATAGTAAGGTGGGCCTGACTGGTGTGGTGAGCGTTGAGCCATCGGCTGATGCGGTGACATACTCAGATATTATTAGTGGCATGAAGGTGGACAGAGGGTTCACGAGTAAGTATTTTGTTACAGACCATAAGAAGCAAGAGGCCATATTAGACAAGCCATATATCTTGGTGACAGATCAGCCTATCGGGCACATCAACGACATACTAACAATACTAGAGTTTATATATGAGGGGGGTCGTAACAGCAACTCATTATTAATTATTGGGGAGATAGAGGAGAACGCACTAAATGCGTTGAACACAAATAAGATAAAGTCTAAGTTAAAGGTCTGCTCAATCATCCCTCCACAGTTTGGCTACAAGAGACATCAGCTGATGCAGGACATAGCGACAGCTACGGGGGCTAAGTATTTTAGTGAGCAGACAGGCGACAACTTACAGATGCTAAGCATGGACGACTTAGGGCGTGCAGAGAAAGTAATCTCAGGCAGGTTCAACACATTAGTGTTTGGACCAGGAGGGGACGTGGAGGCACGGACAGAAGAGTTGCAAGAGCAATTAAACGTGGAGACTAGCTTACATGAGAAAGACTTTTTAAAGGAGAGGGTCGCTAACTTAGGCGGTGGCGTAGCAGTAATATATGTGGGGGCTCAGTCAGACATTGAGCAGAAGGAGAAGAGGGACAGAGTAGACGATGCGGTGTGTGCGGTGAGAGCTGCACTAGAGCAGGGCATACTACCCGGTGGAGGCGTGGCTCTAAAGGACACGGCACTAGCGATGAGCACAGAGACCAAAGGGTCACAGATACTAAGTTATGCGATGCTATCGCCAATGGCTAAGATACTTGAGAATGCAGGGGCGGACTACACAGAGGTGGCGACTAAACTAAGTGGCAACGGCATCGGCATGGACGTGAGTGACATGAGCGTTAGGGACATGATGGAGGTAGGTATCATAGATCCGACCAAAGTGACAAAGGAGGCCCTAAAGAATGCGGTCAGCGTTGCTACAACATTACTAGGCACACATACAATTATAACTAATGTCAGAGGATGAGAATAGATAGAGAAGAATTACATTGGCTGTACATTGAGTGGGTGCATCGGGTATCAGATGAGTTAGATCATAAGATTAAATTTACTACCGAGGAGATAGTAGATGGCATAGCACATATAATTGAGACAAATCCAAAAATAATTAATCATGACAATTGATAACCAAAAAGCTAAGATGACATTAAGTTGTTATGGCATAACTACAACAATTGAGTTTGATCATTCAGATGTAGGGCTAGAAGATTACTTCCATGCCTTTAAAACATTATTGGTCGGGGCTACATTCTCTGAGAAACAATTTGAGAATTTTATGATAGATGAGGCGGAGACATATGCTGAGATGTCACCTGAGAATAAGAGTAATTTATTCTGATAACATTAAACATATTTTACAAATGCGGTCCATATTTGAAATGCGGTTAACATTAAGTGTAAGTTAAAATGATGGAGAAATCCGACATTAAATATTATTATGTCACATAATGAGGGTAAAATCCGACATTTTATGTAACAAAGTGAGGGTAAAATAAAAAATAAAAATAAAAAATGAAATTAATTGGACTAAATATTTTAATTGTACCTCAAGAAGAGGAGACAAAGTCAAAGGGTGGTCTGTTGATGACAGCCACAGACTCTAAAGAGTTAAGATATAAAAAAGCCACGGTGGTAAGCGTAGGGAATCAGGTTGATGGTATTAAAATGGGAGATATAATTTACTTTGATAGAGCCGCAGGCCATGTCATTAGAATAAATGAGGACCTATATACAATCATTACAATTCGGGACGTTGTTGTCGTTCTTTAAAATCTTCATTGGCCCTCCTTGCTACTCTATTGAACTGACGTTCGGAGTACCGTGTGGGTCTTTTTATTTCGGTGATAGGTTTTTCGCCTAAAAGTCTAGCGTATACATCACGCATGATGGCTCTACCTGTATGAGAAAGCTCATACATGGGTACATTACGCACAGTTCCTTTTCTAAAAACAGATATAAGTCCCATATCTATCATGTCCTTACGCTTCTTAGGGGCAAAACCAAGTATTTGATTGTACTTTTCAATAGATTTAACATTAAAAATACCTTCTGAGTGCAAAAAACAAAGCATATCAAAGTAAGGTGCTGAGAGTTTATAATGTCTTAGCACATATTTGCGTACAAGTCCTATATATTTTAAAAAATCATGCTCAATGGGCATGCGTGTAACGGGTGGATACTTCTTCGGTCGATAGACCTTAGGCATCATATAAGTTTTAATTGCCATTCAATTATATTTTTACAAATTTAGTTATATTTGTCTAAATTTTAAATAATAAAAAATGGCTGATAAATCAAAAAAGTCTGCATCTAAATATATTGCTCCTATAAAAGAAGCAAAAAAAATTAACACATTTGGTGCAAAGACATCATCTGAGTTAAAGTCTAAGAGAGACTCAGTTAGAAATGTTGCAAATGAGAATGCTGAGAAATCTAGATATGCATTTACTAGCATGGCTGGATACCAAGGATCAAATATTGCTAATGCAAAAAAAGCATCTAATAAATATGATAGGATGTCAAGTGATGCTGACTATTTAGCAAACAGAATGAACAATTCTGTTAAGCCAATGATGATGAAAGAGGGAGTAAGTGCAGCAAGATCACAAGCTAATAAATTAAGCATGGCTCCTATGGATGCTACAGGGGTTGCACGAAATTCGTCATTCCCATTAGCAGAATCTCCTATGGTTCCAGATTATAGTACTTTAACTTCAAAATTAAGATCAAAATAAATATGGCAAAGATGAAACCAATGGCACCTAAATCGGTGGCTAAAAAAGATAATACCAATGTTGCTCGTACTAGAGTTAGTTCTGAGTTGGTAGGGGATAAGCCTGATTATAGGTATATCAATGAAATAGATTCTAAAAAACCAACTAAAAAAGATTCTACTCAATATGCAATGGGATTTAGATATCAAGTAGGTAGAGATAAGAAAGCTGGTGGCCCATCTGGAAATTCTTGGGGTCGTGTTCTTTCTAGTGAAAGTTTCCAGAATGGCACAAATGAAGCTGCATGGCGAAGATCTGTTGGCGGTCTTAACGAAAAAGCTATGGTCCGTGACTCATCAATTCCTTTAGCACCAACTCAATTCCCAGATTAATATGGAAAAGAAACACAGAGGTTTTAAAGCAGTAGCTGCAAGCATTGCACAGAAACAAGGCATTCCTATGGAAAGAGCTAACGCTATATTAGCAGCAGGTGCTCGCAAAGCAAGTCCAAAAGCTATTAAGGCAAACCCTTCATTAAAGAAAATTTCAGGCGTAGTTAAAAAGAAATAATATGGCAAAGCAAGAACAAACACCAATGACACGACCAATGCCACCACAAATGATGGGCATTAGTAAGATAGTAGCAGCATCTAAAATGATTGATTTAGTTAAGATGGTTGGAGCATCTAAGATGGGTAAATCATCTAAGATGTCAAAAAAAATGTGCTAACATGGATGGTCTAGGAGATTTAGTTGCTAAGGTTACCGAGGTAACCGGCATCAAGGCTGTGGTAGAGGCAGTAGCAGGTAAAGACTGTGGCTGTGCTCAACGTCAAGCTAAACTTAATGATATGTTCCCGTTCAATACGCCTAAGCATCAGCAGTATATTGACAAAATGAACAATATGGGAAAATAATGAAAAGCACTATAAAAAAAGCTGTAAAGTTTGAGTCTTCTAAATCATTAGATGGACCAATGAAATTTTTAAAAGGCAACGTAGGTAAAATAAATAACAATGGCAACACCAGCTTGGACAAGGTCAGAAGGAAAAAACAAGGCGGGCGGCTTAAATTCTAAGGGCAGAGCCTCATATAACGCTCAAACTGGGGGCAATCTAAAAGCTCCTGTTAAAGAAGGTACTAATCCTAGGCGTGTATCTTTTGCAGCAAGGTTTGCAGGAATGGCCGGTCCAATGAAGAAGCCAAATGGAGAACCAACTAGAAAGGCATTAGCCTTAAAAGCTTGGGGGTTTGGAAGTGAAGAGTCAGCAAGAAAATTTGCAAATAATAATAAAAAAGATGGCAAAGTTAAATAAATTAGGAGTAGAAAATTCTTTATGGAATAACATCCGGGCCAATAAGGGTTCAGGTAAAAAGCCAACTAAAGAAATGTTAAAGCAAGAGAAGAAGATTATTGCTAAGAAAAAATAATGAAGGCAACAGCGAAATTCTATGCTACTCATCCAGAAGCAAGAGCTAAACGTCTTGACTATCAAGCCGATTATAACAAGCGACCTGATCAGTTAAGAAAACGCATCGAGCTTAATAGAGAGAACCGCAAGCGTGGAAGTTATGCTGATCATGATGGCAAAGATTTAGCACATCATAAGAACGGCAAGTTTACTGAAAAGTTAGCTACTAAAAATCGTGGCGATAAGAATGATATGGCTGGGGATGTGCGTGCTAGAGGGGGGAAAGTTGCAAAAAAGAAAAAATAACATTATATTTGTATTGTAAATGTATCATCTGTAGTGGGCGTGATATATTAAAAGATTTTTAATTAGAACACTTGTTATTAGGGGCCACTACCCCCGAAAGCAGGTGTTTTTTGTTTTATGAAAAAATTTTATACACCTGAAGAAAAAAAGATATCCATAAGAATATCTAAAAAAAAGTACAAAGAAGCTAATAAAGAAAAATTAAAAATCAAAAACAGAGAATACGATTTACGCACCAAAGAAAAAAGAAATAAACGCCTATCTGAAAAAAGAAAAACAGATAATATGTTTAAATTAAAAGGTACATTACGACACAGAATATGTGAAGCATTTAAAAAATCAAAATGGAATAAAAATAAAGGAAGTAAAGTTTTATTAGGTGCAGAATTTGATGTAGTTAAATTACATATAGAAAGTAAGTTTGATGAACGAATGTCTTGGGAAAATCATGGACCTAAAACTTGGCATATAGATCATATTATTCCATTGTCTTCAGCTGATACAGAAGAAGATTTATTTAAATTGTGTCATTATACTAATCTTCAGCCATTATGGTGGAGTGATAATTTAAGCAAGTCAGCTAAATTAGATTTTATTATTTGAAAGTTTATAACTTTGTAAGAAGAAAAAATAGTTATATCTTTGTAACTGAAAACAAATAAATAACATGGGAGTTTTAAATTATATACAAGCTGGTAGAGCTGCGGCAGTTATTCCATCAAACACGGAAAATATTCCTAGTGTTTCTGGCGGAACTAATGAAGAGGGATGTACTATATACACAGGATCAGGAGGAGCCATTAAGGTGATGACTATCGGTGGGGATATAGTAACATTTTTTTCAGCACCAGCAGGGCAAATTTTACAAGTTAAAGTAGTTCGTGTTTATGCGGAAGTAACTACTGCCACTAACCTTGTTGCTCTTTGGTAAAATGACAGAAGACGATTTAAAAGTAGCATTCGTTAATACTATTGCTTTGGCTATGTCTTTTGCAGAACTAGAGATATGGTTTAAAGTTATACTAATGGGTGTTACCATTGGTTATACCATTACTAAATGGGTAATGATATTTAAAGATAAAAATGGCAGAGTCAAAAATAAATAATTTCTTTAAACATAAAGGCGAATATTCTCACACAAGACTCATTTCAATAATTGGGTCTTTTGTTATTTTTGGGTCTTTTATATATTATCCATCTAATAGTGGCTTGCAAAATTTAATGGCTATTATAATATCGGCATCGTTAATAAATGCAACTGCATCTAAATTTTCAAAACAAATAAAATATGATAACGAGTCAGCAAGCGATGAAGAAGTATGGGACTCCATCGCAGATCAATCCGAACATGATCCTGTGGGATGTACCAAGCGAACTAGAAATAGGCGTAATTCCTAAACGCATTTATTGTAATAAGGATATGGTTGGTCCATTGACTAATGCATTTAAAAAACTTATTGATACTAATTGCGTTGAAGAATTAAAGACGTGGGATGGATGCTTTAATATCAGAAAGAAGCGTGGCTTAAATTCAATGAGCTTGCATTCGTGGGGTATTGCTGTGGATTTGAATAGCGGGAGCAATCCTTTAGGTTTAAATAGAGAGCAAATCAAAGCAAAAGGATTAACGCCATTTAGCGAAGAGTTTTTGCAATGCTTTAGAGATGCTGGATTTGATTGCGGAGCTGATTGGCAGAGCCGCCCCGATTTTATGCATATGCAATTATCTAAGATATGAAATCTGGTATATATAGTATATTTTGCAATATAAACTATAAATATTATATAGGTCAAGCAATTGATGTAGATAAGCGTATAAAAGCTCATTTAAATAAATTATTAGCAAATACTCATCATTCCCCTTATTTGCAACATTCTTTTAATTTATATAGTAAAGAGAGTTTAGTATTTAAAGTTTTAGAATATTGTAATATTGAGGAGTTAGATGATAAAGAAATATATTATATATCAAAATATAATTCTCTAAACCCTAATGGATTTAATTGCACTATAGGTGGTAATGGTATGAGAGGTTTTGTATTTTCAGAAATTACAAAACAAAATTGGTCAAATAAAAGAAAAGGCAAATATTTAGGAATAGAACACCCTAAAAGTAAAGCAATAAAAGGTACAGATTTAAAAACAGGTAAGTTATTACATTTCGATTCTTTACAATGTGCTGAAAGATATTTAAATATAAAAGGGGCTCATAAAAATATAAGTGCTAATTGTAAAGGTAAAAAGAAGAGTGCTTATGGATATAATTGGCAATATAAATTATCAAACATATGAAAAATAAAATATTAATTATTCTTGCTCTTATTTTCTTTGCTTCTTGTAAACCGTTACAAAATGTAACAGTTATAAAAGAAAAGATACATATTGATACAGTTAGAGATTATAAATTAGAGATAAGATATAATGCTGTACACGACACCTTAGAAATTGAGAACCCTTGCGATTCTACGGGCATTTTAAAGAACTTTTATAGCAAGTTGGTATTACCACAAGGAAAGATAATTATAAGATCTTACAAGGGCAAGATTCAGGCTAACGTAAACATTGATTCAATAAGAAGTGTTTACGAAAGTAAGTATCGTAATAAGGCAACTTCTGATGTTACAAATTCTAATAAAATTGTAACAAAAAATGTTATCCCTAAATGGGTTATATGGGTAGTGGCTATAGGTGCCATATTTACTTTTTTATATATTAAAGAGAAAGTTAGTATTTTTGTAAAATAACTACCAAAGAAAAAGCCAATGGCAAGAATTAGTACATACCCAAATGATACCTATGTTATTGGTATTGATAAATGGATCGGTTCCGATGCCAATAATAATAATATTACCAAGAACTTTACAGCTGATGCAGTAGCATCTTATTACAATAGAGTATCAAAGATTGACACAGGGTATTTCTCATGGGAATTTGTCCCTGATTTGGCTCCTGCCGTTCAGTCATCAATGACATTTGAGAAAGTAGGTTGGACTACTGATACCATTAATTTAACAGGACTTCAAGGAGTTATTAGAGTATCTAACTTAACGCTTGCAAATACTGTACCCGGTACATTTATTGAGAACGAATGGGTTGATAAAATTATATTAGTTCATATCCCTGAGAGTCCTAGCTTTTATGCATTTTACAAAGTAACAGCAGTAGCTCAAGATGGGTGGTTCTATTTATTGACATTAACATTTTTAGATGGTAACAATACGGTCATACAAAAAAATGACCCTGTTGCATTTGGTATATTTTCTGCTGTAGCAGCAACAAGTGGCACGTCAGG